GCGCCAGTAGCACCTGAGCCGGTAGCACCAGTCAATCCAGTAGCACCAGTTGATCCATTTAGTCCGCTAGCGCCAGTAGCGCCTGAGCCGGTAGCACCAGTCAATCCAGTAGCACCAGTCAGTCCTGTAGCACCAGTAGCACCGGTAGAGCCTGCGCCAGTAGCGCCTGAGCCGGTAGCACCAGTCAATCCAGTAGCACCAGTTGCACCGTTTAATCCGCTAGCGCCTGTAGCACCTGAGCCGGTAGCACCAGTCAAACCGCTAGCTCCAGTTGCTCCGTTTAATCCCCCGCCCGAACTTGCGGACCAAGTTAAATTTCCAGTACCATCAGTAGTAAGAACATAGCCATTACTACCTCCAGTTATTTTAACATTTCCTACGTTACCTAAATTACTAGTTCCATTTACTGTTAAGCTAGTTAATGATCCAACTGAAGTGATATTTGGTTGATTGGCAGTTAGTAATGTTCCGGAAAAATAATTTGCCGTTGCTAAATTGCCAAGATTGGCATTTGACACATATAAATTTCCAGTCGCGCTTATAGTATTTGCTGTAACATTTGCGTTAGAGTCAATTACACTTATCTGAGTATCCCCGACGGAGAATCCAGCAACGCTGTTAAACTTTTTAATTGCCATACTTTAAATATCCCTTTACATTTGAGTTTAACTAACGTTCATCGTTAACATAATTCTTAAATGATTCTATAACAGTATTTATTTAAATTTTAACAAAGTTTAGTATGCTTAAATTTAATAATAAATTGTTGCCACTACACTGTATTCAATTACATCAGCATTAGTTGGCAATAAGTTCAGTAATATAGCAGTTGTTCCTTGAGCTGTAACCGTAAAGTCTCCAATTGATGTGCCAACAGTCAATGACCCATATTCACTGTAATCAACTACTCCAAAAAAACTAATTGCCATTAATTTTGATATCTGACGACTAGCTCCGGTTGTCATATCAGTAGCAACTACATTATAATCAATATTAGTTACGTTTGCCGCTGGAATAGTCATAATCGATACGATAGTTGGACTAGATATTGTTCCCTGCTTCCATTGTACTCTACTGATAGGACTAGCAGTATTTCCAAGAACTAGTGAATTAGCAATAAGTTCTACATTAGAAGAAATGCTGTCAGTTGTAATACTACCACTTATAATAGCATTACCAATAACAGTTAATACGCTAGTAGCTTTATTAAATGTAAAATTTGCATTAGCTCCTGGAGAATTATTATCATTGAAAATAACTTGAGTGTTGGATCCGGCTACAGGTCCTGCCGGTCCTATTTGTCCAGTAGCTCCAGTTGATCCATTAAATCCACGAGGTCCAGTAGCTCCGGCATATCCAAGAGGGCCAGTAGCTCCAATTGGTCCTGCCAACCCACTAGCTCCAGTAGCACCAGCTCCAGTAGCACCACGAAGTCCACTAGCACCTGTAGCACCGGCTCCGGTAGCTCCAGTGAAACCACTAGCACCAGTAGCGCCTGCCCCACTAGCGCCAGTTAAGCCGCTAGCACCTGTTGATCCGTTTAGACCAGTTGCTCCGGTTGATCCATCTAATCCAGATGCTCCTGTAGCACCTGCCCCAGTAGCACCAATTTCACCTGTTGCCCCAGTAGCACCAATTTCACCTGTGGCGCCAGTAGCACCAATTTCACCAGTAGATCCTATTAGTCCACTTGCTCCAGTTGCCCCCTGTGGTCCGGTTGCCCCCTGTGGTCCTTTAATAGTCCCGACGTCGGTCCAATTTGGAAGAGTATTACTTGTATATACCCATAAATTACCAGTGTTTTCATCAAGTACACCATCTCCTATAACTGTTGGAGGTGCAGGAAATGCTGTATTCAATGTTGCCTGAGGATCAGCTCCGACTGTTGGAACATAACCAATAATAGTAACTGATGTTCCGGTAGGTCCGGTAGTACCTGTTAATCCAGTTGATCCAGTTAAACCTGTAGATCCTACTAATCCAGTTGATCCAGTTAAACCTGTAGATCCTACTAATCCAGTTGCTCCGATATCTCCTTGAGGGCCGGTAGCACCAGTAGCACCCATACCGCCAAGTCCCCAACTCAACGAACCTGATCCGTTAGTAGTTAGTATATAGTTGGCAGAACCACCACCAATGTATATATTTGCTACGTCTCCTAAGTTTGCGTTTTGATATGCTATTATTTGATTTGCTACGCTAATGTTAGCAGTAGCAATGTTAGCAGTACTGTTACTAGTTACTATATTAGTAACATTAAGAGTATTACTAGTACTATCAAATGTAAAACTAGATGATCCGCTGAATGTTCCAAGAACACTAACATCAGTCCAACTATTACCATTGGTACTTTCAATAATTGATCCATTAAAACCAACTGAATAGTAACGAGCATTTCCAAAAGTTATATTAGTAAGTGTACTGTTTATTCCAGTAGAATAACTTATCCAAGTACTTGGGCTAGCAGAACTACTTAATGATACACCATTACCGCCAACTGTAACTAATGTTATGACATTAGCAACATTAGCTACTGTAATGCTGTTTAAATTTTCAACTGTTCCGCTAACACTAGGTAACCAAGTAATAGCATTTGTACTGTACAGTGTTACTCCGTCATCACCAACCGCTACATAATTTATTCCGTCAAATGTTACTCCACGTAAGTCAGTAGTAACTCCACTTGACTCTGAAGTCCAACTAGATCCATTATAACTTAATAATATTGTACCACTTTCACCAACAACCACGTATCCAACACTCAATACACTATATACTACGCTGTATAGATTACTAGTAGATCCGCTAGTTTGTACTACCCATGAAGTTCCATTAGAACTAGTCAATATAGTTCCGTTGTCTCCAACTACACAGTATACACCAGTTAAAATATCATAGTAAACATTTCTTAAATTTTCAGTAGTACCACTAGTCTGTGTACTCCAAGTTGTGCCAGCAGTGCTACTAGTAATAATAGTACCATTATCTCCGACTGCTATAAATCCAACAGGAGTAGCAACTACGCTATTGATAGACACACTTACTGGGCTTCCAATATTAGTCCAACTTATTCCATCTTGACTAACATAATATCTAAGCGGATCACCAAATGATACCCATACATTGTTGCTAAAAGCAACACTAGTTAAGCTATTAGTAGCTCTGTATTGAACTGAAGTATCAGGTGGACTAGCTCCAATGCTGCTGAATGAATATAATTGAGTAAAATTATTATTTATTTTTTGAAATGCAGTGCGTAGTGGATCACCTGCTCCGTCATTAGCTGTAGTACCAATATTAATATATTCTTGTGCCATTGTAGTGTCCAGTTATATCTTGTATTTATCTCTGTTACTCCGAAAGATTTGACTGGAAAAGAGTGAATACTGTATAATTGAAGCTCGACATTATTGAAAAGTAATGTTTTGAACAGCAAAAGATAAATACATTTATGACAACTCACTTTAACGACACCAAATACACACGATGGTACTATGCCATTATTCAAAAACGAGCAATTTTAGATAACGACACTCGTGGAGAGGTACATCACATCATTCCTCGTAGCCTTGGAGGGGGTGATGAGCCAACAAATTTAGTCAAATTATCCGGTCACGATCATGCATGGTGTCATTGGTTACTGACTAAAATGACATCGGGAACGAATAGAGCATCGATGATTTATGCTTTCAACATGATGGGCGTATATGGAGAACATATGAAGCGTCAATCATCATACGCTATCGTGAGAGCATATGAACGAAATAGACTAGAGTGGAGCAAGACTCATAGTGAGACTATGCTAGATCAATTCGAAAATGGTCGAGTAATATGGAATAAAGGGTATGTCGAGACACGACCAGAAGTTCTTGCTAATGTAAAGTTAGCGGCGCAGAATAGAGTATTACCATCCGTTGAAGAACGAGCAAAACGAGATTTGAAAAGACTCGACAGTATGAAAAAGAACGGCACAGATAAACGTACTCAAGAAACTAGGGATAAGATTGGGGCATCCCACAAAGGAATCCCTAAGCCAAAAAATGCCGAATTTAGAGCAAGAGTAAGCGCAAAATTGAGCGGGGTTCCAAAACGAAAAGGTCATGGGGATGCTGTTGCTGCCGCTAACATAGGAGTCGTGAGTATCAATAAAAATAATATTGAGAGAAAAGTCAAACAACCTCAATTGCAAGAATATCTTGATGATGGATGGTCGCTCGGAGGAAGACCTCGTAAGAAAAAGTAAACATGAAAAAACCCGCCAAAGCGGGTTTTTTTGTATTACATCAATTTTTACTAAGGAATGCTTACTGAAAACTGATATTTTGTACCGCGATTTCCCCAACATAATCCGCTGCATTACCGAAAGATGATGCAGTGTTGGTTAATTCCACATATCCATATCTAGTCATAAACGAAACGACTGGTTCGAATGTGTTTGGATCTAGAACAACACCACTGCTCATCAACGGAATGTATGGGCAATAGAAAGCTGCTGCGTCTGTCTCTGATGTACCTTTGTATCCAACTAGAACCGAAGTTCCGCTTGGAGCGTAAGAGTCAACGAAAACACGCATAGCTGAGTTCAATGTACCAACCAACTTAGTGTTAGTAGGAGCTTCGAATGTACCTTCTGTAGTACGAGCAAACGCACTAGTAGTAGCAGATTGAAGAACTGTCAACATTTCTGAAGACACAACACACCAGTTACCAGCGCCACGACGTGTACGTTGGGCGATCAAGTTAGCAACACGGTTAATTAGAACAGCTAGTGCAGCGTGTTCGTCACCAACGTATGTAGCAGTACCAGAAACGGTAGCTTGGTTATATGTATACTCAGTAGCAGCCAATTGACGCAATGAAAGCAAAATTTCTTGGTCGATTTCAGCAGTAATTTCTTGTGCTAAAGCGGCCATAATTTCGGCTTCAACGTCGATACCATGCATTGATTGTGCGTCTTGAGCAGCTTCGAATGTCCAACGAGCTTGTAACTTACGGCTCTTGGCTTCAACAGCTTGACGTAGAATCTGTACAGAAATTGCTTTTCCGCCGTTACCTTCAAGAGTAGCAGTAGGAGCGGCTGTATAGCTGTATGCTGTATCAGTTGCTGCAGCAGTACGTGAGTACGCTTGAGCAATTAAGAATGGTGATAGAGCTTCGTCACCAGCTACAACCGAAGTTTGAGCTGCTGAGTTGTCTGTCAAATTCTGAGCATAACGTACACGCAATGTATGAATCTGTCCAACTGGACCAGTCATTGGTTGAACACCAATTAACTCGTTAGCAATAACAGTAGGCATAACACGACGAATAACTGGAAGAATGACACGATTTAACGTGGCAATGTTACCAGCGGTAGTTGTTCCAGCTGAACTTTCTGACAACAACTGTTTGCGAGTGTTTTCTAAAATAACACCCATTGATGAGCGGCGGATTCCCTTGAGACCTTCTAGGAGGGCTTCTTTGGTTTCGTTCCAACGGCTCTCTAATAGTACTTTTGACATTTAATTATCTCCTGTTAATAGTATGTCGATTAAAGCCCTGCCAGACGTTTGATATCAATCACGTTATCACGCTCTTCAATTTCAATTTCTGTTTTCACGGCAGATTTATTACCAGTTACTTCTCTACTTTCCACCATTACACGCTTTTTTGGAGCTTGTGATTGATGTTGAGTATTAAGTACTGCTGGCAAATACTTGTCGAAAGCTTGCTTCAATTTTGGTGTCTGCACACTTTCTAGTAAGTTCATCATGACTTCAGCTTTGTCTTCGTTTAATGTACCAATCAATTCTGACATAGTACGATCACGAAGATTATTTTCTTTAATCATTCTAACTTCACGTTCTTTACTTTCAACTAAGCGTTTTGTTTGCTTAGTAACTTCGATAGATTCAGCTAATTGATGTTCACGTTTTTGTAGTTGTGCTACTAACTTGCGTGTCTCTGCTTTTTCGTTCAAGTGTGTTGAACTAAATTCAGCGGCAAACGCTTCAAACAAACGACGACCAAATGTGTTTTCTTGAGCACTTTGGATGTCTTCTTTCAATTGACTGATTTCGCCTTTTAGATGTTTACTAACAGAACGACTTAATTTCTTAGAACTTTCAGCTACGAATTTAGTTCTTAGCTGTTGAATTTGTCGTTTTGCTTCAGAAACTAGCTTGACTTTGGCCTCTACTACAGCGCGTTTGTCTTGTTCAAATTCTTTGATTTCTCTTGATAAAGCATGAACAACGAATTGCTCTAACTTACCACGACTTTCAACTTGAACTTGACGATCATTACGCAATTCTTTAATTTCTTCAGCTAGTTTAGTAACCATGAAATTATTGAATTTTTGTGCATTTTCGCGTAGTTTAGATTGTGCTTTCACACGGTCTTCGTTCATAGCTTGTCTTTCTTCTTGAAATTCTTCAATTTCAGAAGCTAAATTTTCTGTAATCATCTTATCAAGAGCTTCTACCATTACATTTTTGTCATGCTCGTACTTTTGAGCGAACTCCTCACGAAGTTCCATACGTACTTGCTCACGAGCTTCTGTTAATTTAGATTCCCAAGCTTCATTAATGGCCTTGGCTGTATCTTCAGTAACTATTCCGCTTTCAAGAAGTGGCTTGATGGCATCAAACATTGATATCCCCTTTTATAATTTCAATTCCTTGATCAAACGAACCACTTCGTTTGTCAAGTATTTTTGAACTTTGACGTCCTTGTCCAAGTTTGCACCTTTAAGATTTGCCAAAACTTGATGACCATGTTTCATATTCATCAAACTTTCGTAAATTGCTTTTGGATACGCATTTGGAGCACTAGGTTGCGCCACTATGTCCACAGTGACTATTTCAAAATCACTGACTTTGCCTGTAGCATCATCAACGTTACCGCTGCCTCTACTACTAACTCCGAGTTTAACTCCATTCTCCAACATTACTTGAATGGTTTTACCCATTTCAGTTGGTAGAATTTTTAGTTTCCCAAATCCATTAGAGCCGTCCATCCACATATTTGTAATCATGTGACTGACTCTATCTAGGTTAATCTTTAAATCATCAGGATGATCTACTTCACCTAGTACAGACATACCTTCTTCGATTTGTTTGTTTAGTGTAATAACAGCAGCTTCAATTTCAGGAACAGGGTAAATACGCTCATTTGCGTTCTTTACCCCGCCCTGGATAAAAATTCCCTTCATATAAAGAGATTTTCTATCACCCTCATCCTTGGACTCAACCACTAAACTAGCTGTGTTGAATGACAAGTCTTCACGTAGATACAAAGCCATTGTCTCTATGTTCCTTTAAATTCGACGCTTGTTAGAGCGACGTGATTCGATAACTGACTTGTTATCTTGTTTTACAGTACCACCCTTGCCCACTTCTTGTCCTTGCTTTTTACCGGTCATAGCGACTGTTTCGCCTTTACCTGTTCTAGCAACTGTTGGGTTAGCGTTTGGACGATTGTTCCAATTTCCTGCATCTTTAACTTGTGATTTGCCTTTAGCACCGTAGTTAGTTGGCTCTTTTGGGCTTGTAGGAACTGATTCATTGTCTCCAGAAAATTTAACTGGGCGTGATGCCATTCCTTTTTGTCCGCTATTAGCTGTAATTGGTCCTTTCTTTGAACCATCAGCGTAGTCTTTAGAGATGTTGCTACCGTACAATCCTGCTACTTTTTTCAATTCAATGGCTTCCATGACTTCTTCGTCATCGCCTTCGTCACCGAAATCTTCTTCGCCTTCGTCACCGAAATCATTTTCATCGTCCATGTCGTCGAATTCATCACCGCCCATTTCATCGCCCATTTCTTCTTGGTCGTTGCCCATCATGTCTTCAAATTCTGCCATTAATTCGTCTAGTTTGTCTTCAAGATCAACTACACGATCTTCTAATTCTGCATCTTCATGATCGTCTTCTAGATCGTCTCCGCCCATTTCGATGTCATCATCCATGCCCATGTCATCATCCATGCCCATGTCATCATCCATATCATCATCACCGTCAACGTCATAATCACCGTCAATTTCTTCGTCATCGCCAAATTCGTCATCTTCCATCATTCCATCTCCGCCTTCTTCTTCTGCGGAAATTTCATCAACGATTCCACTAGTATTATCTTCTACTAATGATTCATAAATCTGACGACTTTTTTCAACTACGATATCGTGAAATAGTGCTTCTGCTTTAGCTACATCTTCATTGATAATTAAATCAATCAGACGTTCAAATTGTTTTGCTGTAGACATTTAAAATCTCCTTTAGGTAAATGGCTTTGTGTACAAATATTTAGTGGTATTCAAAAAAAATACGCTATAACAGCGTATTTTTTGCGTTTTCATCTAAATTAGATGATATTTGTCAATTATAATCCAGGAGCAGCAGGTGGTGGGCCGTATTGTTTTCTTATTATTTTTAAATCTTTTGCTTTTTCGTAACCCTGAACTTCATTCATTTTTCTGATTTTATTAATCATACCCAGAGTGAGTTTGGTTTTGCGACCTTCACCCCATTTTGGAGCTGATTTGTCGTCCTGAACGTCTTGAAATCCAGGTTTTGCGGGTTTGTAGAATTCTCTGAGTAGCATGATATTATTTATCTTTTATATTGGAGGAGGTGCTGCGGTAGGACCCGGAGTAGGAGTTCCACCCTCTTGAGATTGAACTGGCGCTGTTACTTCTGGTGCCATATCTTGTTCACCCTCTGGATTGTTTGCTAAATCTTCTCCAGTTTCCAAATCACTTTCTATGTCTCCAGTAGAAATACCCACTGAGCGTAAATCTGTTCCCTTTGCTTCTGCATCTTCTGGTTCCAAACGCTCTTCACGCCATAATTTTTGATTTTCTTTGATTTCTTCTTGACTTAGACCCAAGAAACGATCCATACAAAATCTTGTACTCATATATGGTAATGCTGCCATTGTAGAAAACGTTTGAACTCTTGCTGTATCAATTTCTGCTTGTCGATAGCTAGCAAAGTTTTGTGGTGGATTAAATTGAATATCAAATAAACCACTATCAATGTTAAACCCACGCCAACGCATGAATAGTTTGAATTCTTCATTCAATTTTCTACTCATGTACTTTTGTAATCTTTCACAATACTGATTGAATCTAAACTCTTGAATCATAGCAGTACCAACACGACCATCACTTAAAGGAGTAGGATTATCTTCTGGACCAGTTGGTAGATATGAACTTGGAACTCTTAGACCACGAGCCAATCTGTTATTAAAGTAACGCAAGTCATCAATCTCGCCCAAGTTTTGTCCACCAGGCAATAATTCAACTGTACTACCCTTACCCTCACTATTAACTGGGAAGAAGTAATCTTCGTTCATACTCAATGGATTGTAAGTAGCATCTACTATTGATTGACCACCATGTACACTTGGAATTCTACGTTGATGAATTTCATCTTTGATTCTATTAACAAATGACATGGCAAGATTAGAGGGCATATTACCAACGTCAATCTTAAACATTCTACGCTCTGGTGCTCTTTGAACACGATAGATCAGTACTGCGTCTTCTAGTAATTCTTTTTGTTTATATACTTTGAATATATTTTCTAATATTGACTGACCAAATGGCCAATAACGATCAAGCCCTTCTGTCAATGACAAATGAACTACATGCTTTGCATCAATAGCCATCTCATTGGTACCCAATGAGAATCTTGTACCAGTAGTACCATATGGTTCATTTGGAACAGTGTAAGAGTACGGCGTACTGTATCCAGCTGTAGGTGGTTGAGCAGAGAAATCAGTAGTAGTTTTTTCTGCCATTGTTAAATTTTGTAAGTTTGGATTAATGTCTTTCAATACATACTGTTCTGGCAACTTACCGTCACTTTCGTTTACAATGACTTTAACAACTTTAGTCATGTCAATCCAAAATAACTTAAATGTTTCTGGATCTCTTACAAATACTTGATCGCCGTATTTTACAGTATTTCTAAAAATTTTAAATGTTCTAACATCAAATTCGTTTAATTTACACCATTGCTGTAGTTGCTTACCAATAAGCTCAACTTCAGTTTGTGTTGGTTCACCATTAAAGTGAATGTTAAATGGAGTTTTATTATGATCATTCATCTGAGTAGAAAACTCACTTAGAATGTCTAGACAAGCATTAATTTCTGGATCAACATCCATCATCTCATATTGATTATATCTTTCAATACGATTTGGATGTCCAGTGTATACTTCTGGTAATCGACTTTGATAATTTCTAAAAGCAAAATCGTTGTTCCAAGCACCTGTTGGCTGCTGATTCATTCCAGCTCCGCCATTCCACGAACCGTTATTGCTATTCTCACCACTAATTGGTGAAAGTGATCCGTGTTTGTTAGAGAATTTTTTCTTATATGCCATGTGTTGTCTTTTTATGTTAAGTATTTATCTATTATTTGTATGGTTTCATCATTTTATCATGTTGATTTCTTTGACTAGTCACCATCAAATTTATCAAAGTATTCATTTTTTCTGAAACTGTTTCATATATTTCATCTAAACTTATTGATCCATTATTACCAGTTAGTGTACTTGTATTCAATGCTTGTTGACCAACGTTACTTGAATTTTCATCGGCATTATCACTAATATCTTCAGGATCAGTAAATATTCCACCTGTTCTAGCAGAAGGTCTGCCACTGTTTTTATCATTAATATCTCCAGGATCAGTAAATATTCCACCTGTTCTAGCAGAAGGTCTGCCACT